GCTCCTCTAGAAGTTTCCTCTTTAGAAAGATTCTTAGTAGAGTCTAATATTTTACCAGCAGGTACATCTGTTATTTCAGATAAAACGTCAGTTGCTAGGCCACCAATTTTCTTGTAGCTTAGTTTCTTAGGATCGATGTCTTTAAGCTTCTCTTCTACCATCTTAGCAGCTTTGTCGTACTGCTCTTTAGACATTATCTTAGTGGCTTTAGTTAATCTAGTTTCAGATCTAGTTTGAGCGTTATCTAAATCGATTTGATCTTCAATGCTCATTGATTCATCGGCAACTTCTTGAACAGAACCTACTTCACCAGCAGCGACATCTAAACTTTTACCTTCTACACCAGCTTCTTTTTTATACCTGTTAACAACGTCGCCAATTCTATACTTTATAAGCTCGTTTACAACAAAACCACCTAAGTCATCGTTTGTCTCAGGATTAAACCTCATTAAACTCTTTTCATACAGTTGAGCTTTAACATCTTCCATAAATATGTCCTTAGGCTTACCATACACATTATCACCGACTACACCATACTTGTTTAGTTGACCGTTTATTAAACCATCTAACGTTGTACCAAAAACTAGTTTTTCATATACTTTACCAATTACTTGGTTGTCGTATCTGCTTTTACTAGTTCCTTCAGGTACTAAGGCTTTTATCTCGTTACCAAGATCTTTGTTGGACTTAGATAGCTTTGTATCAGTCTTAGAAGTAGTTGTCACGCCTTCAGTAACTAAACTACCTTTAACTCCCTCGGAAGCTTTTATTTGTGCTTTTGTTAGCTTTCCTTTTGATACACTTTTATTGTAATCTTTAACAAAATTGTATACGTCTTTACCATCATTAAACTTAACGCTGACACCTACAGATTGCAATGCTCTACGGATAACATCACCTATTTTAGTAAAAACATTTTCGTTGAACTTGATATCTCCAGTGGCTAAAGCATCGGAGAATAAAGTTATAACTTCTTCAGCTTTTACATTATTTGGGTCTTGCTTGTATTGATCTAATCTTTTAGCAAAGTTACTGTCTTTTACTTGATCTGCATCTATTTTGTTTAAGTAGCTTTTTAAAGAGTTACCTAAAGAAACCTGTGTGGTAGAACTATCTTTTACTGTTTGAAAAAGTAACGCATGTAGAAATTCGTGAGCAGCAACGTTCACAGCTTGTTCTTTTGACGCTATTTCTTTGTTTATTACTATAGTTTGCTCGCCTGTTTCTTTGTTTTGATATATAAAACCTTGTTGTCCAGAAGCTTTTTTATCTATGTTTAAGTTATTTTCTTTTATAAAACTTTCTATAGCTTTCGCGTTATCTAAAGACTTAACACTTACTCCCTTAATGTCACCAGCTAATTTTTCTATAGACTTTGTTGTTTTTTCAAGCGTATTATCTGCAGCCACTTTCTGCAGCTCGGTATTAATCTTTTTTATTTCTTCTTTTTGCTTTGTAACTAACTCAGGGTCTTTACCTTCTATGTCTTTTTCTAGTTGCTTTTTCTTAATTATAAGATCTATAGCCTTGCTTTTAGAATCACTACTAAAATCTTTAGGTATAGTTAAACCCACGTTTCGAACCTCTAGAATAACATTTCTTTTTTCTAGTAAATCTTTTTTAACATCAGCTCTGGTTTCTTTCTTAGCTTGATTTTCTATTTCTTTTATCTTGAAGTTAAACATAGCTTCAGAGCTATTAGAGTTTAATTTCCCTGCTATAATTTTGCTAAAAGCTTTTGCTTCAGAAACAGTTTGATTTCCTATATTACCACCTAGTCCAGTTGCAAAAGAAGATATAAAACCAGTGGCACCGGCGTCAAAAAGTTGCTTAGCATCTAAGTCTCCTCCAGAAGCAGCTGCTGTTATTATTTCCTGACCTGTCTCTGTTATAGCTTCCATACTAGAGTTTTGACCGTTAGCAACGATCTTGTTTGTTGCTTTTTTCAAGAATTCTTTATAACCACTTCTTAACAAGGATTTATTTAGCCCTGTTGTAAAAGGTTTTAACGTTTTCCCAGCACCAAATCGTTCCATTTGACCAGCAACAAATCCTCCAGCGACACTTTTAGCCTCTAAAGAATCCATAAACTTTTTATCTTTAAATATTTCTTTTTTCATATCTAAAGTAACTCTTTCTTCTTCAGACAAGTTAAATCTTTTTCTAGCCTCTACATCAATTCCTTGAGTGTATATTTCACCACCCATTTGCAATGCACCAGAAGCACCAAGCGTAAGTACAGCTAAAGCCATTTGAGGAAGCTGTTCAGCTGCTAAATATATAGAATTAGCTACAATATCGTCACCCTTAAATATTTTATCTAACTCACCTTTATCGTAGTTAGAAAGTACAAATTGCTCTTCTTGGATATCAGCAAAAGCTTTTAACGCTTTTTCATCTTGTTCCTTCTCGTATTGGTTAAATATAAGTTTAAAATTACCCCAAGTTATAGGGTCAGACGTTGGTGGTCTGTAAAGTTCTTGGCCCGAATCTACCGCGTATCCTTTAGCGGCAAAAGCCTCTATGTCTTGACTGTCTCTAGTGTATTTAGGAATAAATTTCATAGACCCCTTACCGTCTCCCTTGTCTTCTACAAAGTAACCTTCAGTGCTGTCAGTCCAGCCAAATTTCTTAGCTTTCTCTTCGTTTTTTTCAAAATGAACAACCTTGTCTATAACTTGCTTGTAACTAGCGTTATTAGCCCACTCTTTAGTGCTTTCGTTTATACCTCTAAGACCATTAATCGCTTTTACCATAGAGCCAACAACAATAGGCGCTCCCCAGCCAATTTTTTTTGCTGTTTGACCCATCCCGTATAGTGTAGGCATGTCTTTTGACTGCACGAAACTTCTTAAAGGATCAGCAGTTTTATCATCTACAGATTCCTCGAAAGCCGCTGTTAAAGCTTTGAAATCAATATTATTTGATATTTTACTGTTCATTAACTCATTATAAAAAGAATTAACATCTTTATTGAAAGAGTTAAGATTTTCTTGAGTTATGCTGCTCGGGTCATTTAGCTTGTACTTGACCATAGCTTCTTGCACATAGGTGTCAACAGCTGGTTTTATATCTTTATTTATATTAGGTATGATTTTATTCTGTATGGTACTATTGCTAGAAGTGAAATCTAAAAGCGCATCTTTTCTAAATTTTTCAATAGCTTTTTTATCATCAAAATTAATGGTTCCTAATTCTGTTTTAGGAAGTTGAACTGACCTGTTATTTAATATAGACTTTGTTTCATCTTGAATCCCTTGCTTATATTTAGCTGTTTTAAGATCTAGTTTAGCGCCCGGTGAAATACTATCAGCAGCGTCTAGAAAGCTATCATACTCTTCAGGTGTTATATCTTCTTGAGGCTCAACACCTTGCTTTGATAAAAAGTTTTTAAACTTATCACTTGATGATGCCAATAAACCAGCTTCCGATTCTAAATCCGTATCTACTGCTTGATTTACCGATGTTGCAACCGCAGTTTCCTTTACAACATCTTCTGTCTTTACTGGTTCAACTGACCAAGCGCTTTTAAAAGTGTTTGAGTCTGTTTCTGCAAACAAATCATTTTCTTTACCTAGCTCATATAGTTGGTTTCTAGCGTCATCATCTGCATCAGAAAACATCTCTATAGTAGTAGCTGATGTTATCAAGCCTTGCTCTAAGTATAATTTGTATAGTTGATCTATCTTATCCATTGCTTACTTTTTTTATTTAAAAATTTGATCTCCTTTATTATTTTGTTTTGACTTAAACTCCTCGTAGGTGCCAACATCTTCTAGCTTACCACCAGAACCTGATTTCTTTTTAGCTGCTTGGTAGTCTCTGTAAAGCTTTAATTCTTTTTCAAACTTTCTTCTTTCTGGTTTTTGTTTATCGCTTGGATACTTTATTTTAGCAAATTGTCTTATACCAGTGTCATTGCCTAAGTCTAAAGTATGTACCTCGGTGGATTGTTTAAGGTCTCCAGTAGCTTCGTCTTTCACTGCAGGTCCTTTAGCTGTTCTTAGCTCTATTTTACCATCACCTGTAACTTCTGCGCTTCTTATTTCACCGCTACCGATTCCTTTAATTGTTAAACCTTTGAAGAATCCAGAAGGGTTATTATATATATCAACAACATCAGTTTCTACTTCCTGAGTTACTAGTTGAGATTCTTCTTGCTTAGCTTTAATGTCTTCATAATATTTACGTTCAGTAATAGACATAGTCTTCGGATTCACTGGTCTCGATTTCTCTTCAGTTGGATTAGCGTAAGTGTCTAACCAATACTCTTTATACTCTTCTTCTATTAAAGAATACATTTCAGGTAAATTGTTTAAATTTACAGATCCTTGAAAACCTAAAGTATTATTAGCCATCGATATAAGATCGTTATTGTTCATAGAGCTAACGTTAGCCGCTATCTGTGCAGCAGCTGCTTTACCAACTTTTTCACGGTTTAAAGACCTAGAGTATGTTATTAAACCAGTTTCTTCATCTGTGTTTATTTCCATTGGGCCATAAGCATCGTCACTTGGAACCGTTTTCTTAGTCAATGGGTCTACGCTGTATAGAAAATTATTTTTCATAGCTTCAAACTCAGTTGCTTGATTAGGAACTCTTTGAACTATACCTCCATTCTCCTCAGCCATTAACTCCAATTGCGCTACACTGTATCTTCTAGACTCACCTCCATTAGGTTTTATAACTACAAAAACCTCTGGTCTACCGGTTTTTTCGTTTTCTACAATGTCTAATGTTCTAGTTCCAGCTAATTTATCTGTCCACACTTGAGTGTTTTCTAAGTTGTTCCCAGGTGCATAAAGATCAACTCCATCTGGTAAGCCAGGTCTTTTTAATGCTTCTTTAAGCCCAACGGTAGCCATCGTAAACTTTTCTAAAACCCCTTGCACAACACTAGGAAGAGCTTTGATATCTCTTTGCTTGGTTTTGTAAGAGAACACCTCATCGGCGCTTAACCCGCCGTCTTCAATTTGTGTTGTATAATCAGAGTACTGTCCAATGTAAGGGTTTAAAACATCCATATTGATGCTTTTGTTTCCTCTAACAACCTTGTCTCCTTCTCCTTGAACATTATCCTCTTCTAGCTGCGCTTTTTTTAATCTTTCAGATCTTTCGTTGGCTAGCTTTTGAGCTTTCTTCGTTTCATCATCTCTATCTTCTTTATAGCTTTTAGCAACTCTTTGGAAAGTACCTGATATGGTATTCTGAAGATTAGCCATGTGTTGTGCTGACTGCGTGTCTACTACTTGTGTTGGGTTTCTATAACTCATTTTTATGTTTTATTTAATTAAGCTGTAGGATCGTAAGGAACGTATTTTCCTACTTTGTCAGCAATAGTAGGTGGAGAAGATGAACCAAAAGCACCTCCTGAATACATGCTACCAACAGTGCTTGTAACGCCTCCAATAACTCCTGTTATAGCTCCAGTTCTATCTGAAGCTGCTTGAGATTCCCTAGCTTCAGCACCTGATATCTGAGCGGATAGTCTATCCATCTGCACCGCATCTCTATTTTCTTGCTCTCGGTACATAAACTCTTTGCCAGAAGCTTCTAGGCCTTGCATTCTTTGCTTTTCAGCCATTTGTAGTTGCTGAGATCGCTGCTCACCTTGAGCTTTTAATTGCTCGTTATTAGCTTCTTGTTTTTCTATACTAGCTGAAACACCTTTCTTAGACTGTAAAGCTGCTTGAGCTAAAGCCGTTGCTCCTCCAGCTCCAGCACCAGTTGATCTAATGGCATCTAGAGTATTAGCTAGTGATATATCAGCTTCTTCTGCTTGCATTTCTGCTGCTTGAGTAGCAACAGCTAAGTTTTCAAATGGGTTTTGTACCATCGAAGAAAGATCTGTGGCACCTGCAAAAGGATTTATAATTTCTTGTCTATTATCTTCTAAGTATTCTAGTTTTCTAGTGGCAACTCTTTTAGCGTGCGCTGCTTGTTGCTTTCTCTTGTTAGCTGCCGAAGCTCCGAAGATACCAGAAACTATACTTAATCCGCCAGATATTAAACCGGCTGTTACCATTGACATAAGCTATTCTTTTAATTGTTTGTATTGTGTGTATGTTTCGCAAGTTAGTATTCTTTCTAACTCATCTATATTTGTTATGTTATCTGGATTTGGATGAACATTAACAAACACCGAATCCTCTAAAGCAATTATAACTCTCTTTGCCCCAGAAACAGCATTGACATATGTAGGAGCTGAGTAAGTTACAACTCCATCTTCGTTTGCTATTTTTAATTTTCCCTTCATTAGAAACCACGTATGACTTCTATTGTGTATTTTACCTATAACGATGCCACCTTCAAGCATAGACATTTCTCTAATATAAACTCCGTCAGAAAATGAATGAGTTAATGGAAAAGAATCTGAATTACCTTTTATTACTAAAGGGTTATCACTGTCTAGCATTTGTCTTTCTAGAGATGTAACTGTTTCCCTAAAACTATGTACACTTAATGAGGTTTCTTTCATTTAATAAGATGATTCTGAATAATCAGAAGATACTGCAAATAATTCTTTAGCTCCTTCTGGATTTGTACCACTTGTTATTGCTCCTTCGGCGTCAATAATATAATCTGTAGATACTGTTACTGTAGCTAAAAAGCCTTTTATACCTGACATACTATTGCCCCATAAAACTTCTCCTGTTCTAGCAGAAGTACTATTAACTAAGTTAGCAACGTATTTATTTTCTTTTCTATCAAAACCTGCTCTATAGCTTATGTTATTCTCTGTATATAAACCACCATCGTAACTATAAACTAAAGTAGATGTATCTGTCATAAAACCATTTACAACATCATATCCAGTTTCGTCAGAAATAAAGCTACTTACTTGCCATCCATTGCTTCCTTCGTAGTTAACTGTCTTAAATACTTTAGACATACTTACTCTAGGATTAAATACAAACTGAACAGAAGTATTGTTGTTTTTACCGTAAAAATTACCCCTATTAACAGAAGGATCATAATGTTTCCATAATACCCCATTGTTTAAACTGTAAAAATTACTTTTTAAACTAAGTACACTATCAGGTTTATAGCTAAAAAAGCTAGTCCACCCTCTAACGCCTTCATCGAAGGATAACGTATTGTAATCAGACGTGGAACTATCAAAAGCTGCTTGAGCAGACAAAACGTATTGTTTGTTGTGTATGTCCCATCCACCTATTAAAACCCCTGGATTTGCCCCGCTGTCAATGTTTCTAAACTCATCTCTAAAATAATCGTACATGCCATAATTAGATATTTCAGTTAGACCGTCCATAGATAATCTAAGAACCGCGTTCCTGTCTTTATCTGTAAAGTATTTTCTATAACCATAAGTAGCAAAGCTACCAGGATCTCTACTTATACCAAAGTTTCCACTGTAAGGCTGTATCGTACCTATAGTTGTATTTACGTTAGTAATACTTCCTCCTCCTTCAGCTGTGTATATAGCGTCTTTATCAATTAGTGCTCTAGAAACTTTAGACTCTTGAAAGACAATAAGATTAGTGTCTTCGGCATAAAGTTTTTGTATACTACCGTTTGCTGGATCAGCTGACTTAGTTATAGATTCAGCTACTGAGAAAACGTTTGTATCGTTTACACCTGTTCTACTATTAAATATACCAGAGTATATTATTGAATTAACTCTATTAACCGCGCTAGCTTCTTCTTCTACTAAATATGCTCTAACACCTAAGTCCACTATTGTGTTGTTATATCCACCTCTTACCCTAGCTTCTTCAATAACCCAATTAGAGGTTGGAGTAGCTGAAGGAAATACGGGAAAACCACCAATATCTGCTGGTATACCCATGGAACCATTCCAAGACGGTGCATCATTAACTAAGGCCTCGTTGTCGCTAGTCTTCTTAAGTAAGAAAGAGTTAAAATATTTTACTTCTATTATGGCTCCCATATAATTATCACTTATTTTTTATTTTAATTACTATGAATCTATTATTTCAAAAAAGTACCCAGTAGTGTCGACAGGTGTGGTTGCGTAATTCACAGTTTCCTCAGCTAATGGATTAGTACATTGCTCGTACCTGTTTTTAGCTGCGCTTAAGCTAGAGCCCCAATACCATCCACCAGAACAATTTTCACCGTTAAGCCTATCTATTGATATAGTAGCACTAGAAGAGGATAAAGCACCCCACGATAAATCATATATGTAAAAACCGTTATTAGAACCTGTTGATTGATTCTGTATTTCAATAAATGTAGCTCTTCCGTTTATTCCGCCGCTAACAACAACGTCTTCAACAGACGTAGGTATAACGCCAAAGTTTACATTAACTAGAGTAGTTATAGATTCTTGACCTCCATCTGTTACCTGAACTTGAACGCTATAAACATCAGCTTCTATATTACTCGGGCTTAAACTTCTTAGCACGCATGTAGAAAGAGTTTTACCTGATACTGTAGGCAGCGAAGTGTCTAAAACAAAGGTTCCAGGCACTAAGTCGCCGTTAGATCTAACTTCACTGTTAGCTACTATACCCCAACTAAGGTCTTGCCAAGTGTTTGGGTTGGTGTCAGCGGCGCCATTTACAGCTGTCATAGTTTCTAAGTATACATCACCAGTGTTTTTTATAATAGTAAATTCAGAAGGAGCAGGTGTTGTGTTATCCGCCGTCATCACTGGATTTAAGTTACCTAATGTTACGGTTTCAAAATATTCAGTCGTAACTCCATTGACTATAGATTCAAAATTAAACCGCCATTGGTTTCTGTTGAAATCAGCAGCGTACCACGTTTGGTTTATAAATTCTTGAGTAACCTTTACATTGTATCTTTTCGTACCAGGCGTTGGTTCGTATAACGTGAAGTAGTTTGTACTGTTTTGAGGTACTGGATCATTGTCTGGGTTGACATTTATACTGTTTCCATTTATAACAGACTTTAATGTAAAACTAGTGATATCAGCAATAGGTATATCAGCCTGAAAACTATCTACTAATCTAAAGCTAGAATTAGAAATATTTTGACCAAGCTCTATGGATTCGCTAAAAGATTGAGTGTTAAAATCTTCGAGTCCAGCACCTGCATTAGATTGGTTAATGACTAAGTTGTTTATATCAGATATTAATCCAGCGGATGATGTTTCCCAGAATATATCTAACCTAGAGTCTACTGGTTTGGTTTCAAATATAGCTAAAGACTCAATGTCTTTGTATGATTTCAAAGAAAAGGATATAAGAGTATTATTACTTACGGATATAGCTCTATTTAACGTAACAATTCCGGTCGATCCTCCAGTTATATTTACAACAACAAAATCTAAAACAGCTGGGTCAACAGGTGTTCCCTCTATAGCCGTTATCACACTACCTATTTCAACTGTACTGGATAAATTATCGTAAGGTACTTCAGTTTCCCCTGCGACAGCACTAGTAGATGTTACAGAACCTGTTTCATCTATAAAACTGTTTTGTACTCCAAATTGATTACTACTTGACTGAGAAGTTATTATTTCAGCTATAAAAGGATTTGAATCAGATTTAAAAAAACCGTGAAAAGCATTAAGTGGACTAGTTATAGGTAAAACAGTGCCTAAAGACCCTTTAAAGTCATTTATATCAAACAAATCATACAGATCTTCGATGGAAGATGTTGTAAAAGACAATCTATCAGGGTAGTATTGGTTATTATTCAAGTTATTATCTGCATTGACGTTGTTTTCAACTCTACCATACAACACTACGGAGCTTCTAAAAGACTTATCCTGTGGCCCAACTTGAGATAGGTCTCTAGGTATCTTATTTATATTGTCGTTTAATAACGTAACAAAAGAAGTATTACTGTTTTTCACAGGACTAATATCGTTGGAGTCATAATTATAAGGAAGACCTTTCATAGCTCCAGCTGAGTAAATATTGTAGTACTCTTGCTCTGTCTGTTTAACAACTATCTTATAGGAGTACCAACCTAAAGGGTTATAACTTATGCTATTAACATCACCATTGTAAAGTCCCGGTCCGTCAGGTGGTATAGGATCGTTTAATGAAACTTTTAGTGAGTTTCCAGGCCATTCTACAGTATTAGTTCCTTCGTCTATATAAGGAGAATAAAGTGTAGATCCAATAAAACTAGCTTCTCCAATTTGTGGAATAGAACTTGTCTTATTAGATAGTATAACTGTTGATTGTCTACCGAATCTATCCGATAACACGAAGCCAACTTGATAGTTTCTATTAGTTTTTAAACTACTATTAGGGTATTCTACAATAGTAGTGGTTTTTCCATCATCACCGCTAGGGTTGAAAAATAAAATATCATCTGCTAATAAAGTTACTTCTTGGGTTAACGTTACTACATTTCCTATAAAACTAACCACTGTAAAAACCTCATCAGTTGGAAGCGTTTGGGATGTCATTATAGAACCTGTAGTTATAGCGTTGATATTAGATGTTACGTTTATATTTAACACGAATGATGAAGTTACATCACTAACGACTCTAGCTTCTGCATTATCTAAATTGAATTCAGATTTGTCGCTGGAATTTACATTGTAATTAAGTGAAGCTGGTGGTGTATGTTTATCTTGAAAGTTAGCATATGCAATTCTATTGCTTATTATTTCTTGACCAAGAGCTTTTACAGGTACTTTATCGTAAACTCTAGTAGTTTCTTTTGAAGGAAGGGTTTTATAAGGTTTTTTAGATTGATAAGAATAAACATAAACGCTATCAGTTCCTGATGTAAAATCTGTAGTTTTAGTATCTATGGTTTCTATAACTTTAATAGCTAATCCATCCGACTCTTTGTACAGAATATCTATACTATCCACGTGGTAGTCATTGTAAAAGCTGCTAACAGTGCTAGGTAGAGGTATTTGTAAATCTATATTGTTAACTTTGTTTTCCATAAAACTGACAACCGTAGAAGAATAAGCCTGTTGCTGATCACCTTTGTCAAGTTCAGTATTTAAAAAATAACCATCCTGTTTAGGTATAAAACAAGGTTGAGTAAAAGGAGCTATTATAGAGTACTCTCCGTCATCAAACTTAAACCTGTAGCTGAATCTAACGAATTTATCTTCTAAAAAGCTAGGGTCTCCGTTGTAATCACTTACGTAGTAAGGGTTTGGACTAATAACTAAAATAGGTAATTGGTTATTATTATCAAGCGTAATATCAACGCTTTTATTTAAAACTATTGTCCCTGCTGTGTAAGAGGTAACGACCTTAACGTCTAGAACGTCAACACCGTTTAATTGCAAAGGAACTACATCACCATCAACAATTCTTTTTACGAACATCCCAACCCTAGGCACGTTTGGATATACACTTATATTATTTAGAGAATCGTCAACACTAACGTTGACAGAGTTACTACTAACCGCGTCTGTGGTACAGTAACCACCGTTAGGTAGAAACTTACTAGCAACGTCTTTCATTGTTGTCTCGTACTCTCCAGGTACTAGTTCACTTTCTTTATACAAGCTTATAACGTCGTATGGATTGTATTTAGCTACAGATAAGTGATCCTCCGTAGAGTAATAAGTAGCGTTGTTCTGAGCAGTGTCTACGTTTATTTTTCTAGGTTGATTTCTATTGTCAGTCCAAAACAACAACTGTTCTAGTATGTTTACTCCAAATATTTTATTTTTTCTGGAAAAATTTAAAAAAGCTCCTTCAACCAGTTTTATAGCTATTGGCTGCTGTGGATTAAGCGCATTGATTTTGTATATAAAATGATTAGATCCGGGAGCTGGGTTTACCCCTACTCCTCTTGGAATATAATCGTTAGGGCTATCAGTATAACTTCCATCGTTATCTGTTAGAAAAACATATATGGCACTATTAACCTCATCTGTCAAATGACCTATAGAGAATAAATTGTCAACACCTGTTATTTCTATAAAATTAATGAAAACACTATTACCTAGTACACTTTCTAAAGCGCCAACATCTGAACCTTCTGATTTACTAATCTGAGCATTCAAAGCATTTCTGTATTCACCTGACGGTATTAACCTAGAGTCAAGATCCTTGTTCATCTTAGACTTTATAAAAGCATTTTTAACTTCAGCCATATTATTTTATGATTTTATCCATTTAGATTTACCTCTCATTACTTGAGATATTTCCTCAAGCTTAATGTTAGATAATCTTATTTTAGCATTTCTAAGTTTCGCTGTCTTCTCTCTACTTAGTCTATTGATAACATATTCTGGTTGACCAGATCTTGTAGACATTATAGCGTGGCTCATATAAGCATACATAGCTTCTTCCGCCATCTTAGGAACTTTAGTATCCAAGTCATACGCTAAACCATCAGAAACGTACTCTAAAATGATTAGACGGCTGACTAGATCGTTTGAAAAAGAAAAAGTATTTTGTCTTTCATTTATAGTGAACCAACCGTTAACTTGTGCTAACTTAGGATCTAATCCATAAGCCCCGCTTCTGGTTTGAACATTTCCAAACCCATCTACAATAGGTGATAAATCACTTTTAAGAGCATTGTTTATTTGCCAGTTTTTGGTTGAATCCCATCTTTCTTCAGTGATAGAAGTACCTAGTATATTGTTACCAAAGTTATCTTGAGTTGGTATACCGTTAGCGTCTTGTACAGGGTTTCTGTAAGGATTGCTAGTTAAAGTTGTAGGATATATAACATGTTTAATACCTGAATTATCAACCCAACTCATTTTTACATAGTTGACATAATCCTGAGGCATTGGCAAGCTTAAGCTTGGTGGTATGTTTAGCTCTTGAGATTTAATACTTTTTAAAGTATCGTAGCTAAACTCTTGCATTGCTCTTTTAGCAAAGAATATTAAGTCAGTTCTTTTTACACTTGGTATTAATTTACCAGCACCAACATAAGCTACTAGAAAGTTATTTATAATGTCGTCAAGTTTAGTATAAGCGTATGATCCCCAGTTTTCCTGAACAGTGTCACCATAAGCATCTCTGTTACCAAAGTTACCTCCTGTGTCTGTTTTTAATTGAACTATCAAGCTAGTGTTTAAATCTAAGCCTCCATCAATTGAAATTGTATTACCAGTAACAGTATATTCATCAATATACTCTGTGTATTCTAAAACACCAGCCGCTGCGGTATATAGCTTGAAGTTATTTAAAGCGTAGCTTGTTTCTAATGGGTCATAGCTTCCGAAAACTAATTCAGTATCAAATGTTGTAGTGAAAGAATTAACTCCAGCATCTGTGACTAAGAAGCTTTGAGATCCAGCGTAATACTGCTTATTGTTTTCTGTTATTAATGACATCTATTAGCTTTTTTTATTTATTTCGTTGTTCTGTATTTCTTGAGCAGCTACCTGTATAACCTGAGGGTCTCTAACTATAACGCCAGAGTAAAACAATATTCTAGTTATAACATCAACCTGTTCAGAGGCGTTTAACTCAAATTGTTGAGACAAATCACCACTAGTAGGAGGTGTTGTTGTTGAACTACTATATATATACTGGCCAAAAGAGCCATTATTATAACCCCATACTACATTTCTAGGTTTTCTTATAAAGCTAACATTAACACTATCAGTAATGCTTACCGGTCTAACAGTTAGTTTATTGGATTCGTATAAGTAAGTTGGGAAAGCTTCAGTTGAAGCTGTTAAGGATGATTTTTCAATATTGTAAAAATCGTTACGTTGTAATCTTTGTATCTCTGTTGGGAAACCACTTGCTGGAGAATATATTGGCGTACCTAGTCTATAGAATGAGACTTCAGTAGCGTTAGCAGGTTCTGCCCCTGAATTTAAAACCGTATTGCCTTCAGCGTCTAGCACGGGTAAACTAAATTTACCATTGCCATACACGCAATCGCCACTTGTTTTAAAAGGAGATATTTTTTCGTCGATACTCATCTGTCTATCCGAGTAATCGTAATCTGATTGTGGCACTCGTAGTTGCTGGTTTAAGTCTTCAAAGTATTGCTCGAATATATCAAGCTGTACTTGAGTAGCTGTTTTATTGAACTCGTCAGGGGTTACATAACCTCTCTGTTCTTTGTTCAGTATAAGCAGGACTGTCTTATATACTGTGTCTACGTTTATTGCCATTGTTTTTATTTGTTATAATATAAAGGCCCGAGTTAACGAGCCCTATATTAGTATTACATGTTATGAGAACTTTTTCTCAATTGATCTGTATATTTCTAAACCTTCATCGGTCTTGAAGAATGCTGCCATAGCAGAGTAAGGGTGTTCGTCGAAAGGAACTGTCATTAGTTTTCTTCCATTAGAACCCCAAGTAAATGTTCTTTGATCTTGAGCTAATTTAATAATCCCAAATTCAACTGCTTTAATAGCAAAGTTTCTTAAAGGAACGTTATCATCAGACGCTAAGTCTAAGAACAGTTCTGGTTGACTTCTAGAAAACAATAACAAGTCTCTTCTAAGCTCCTTAGAACTCATCTTATCTACCTTAGATCCGATCTCAACTCTCATTATTGCTTCAGCCATATCAATATCCATTTCTCTCGCTGCCGTCATAGCGTCTACCTGTAAAGATAAAACATCAAGTTCTTCTGCGGCGATTTGTGTAGGTTTGAATTCATTATAAATTCTACCTTTTAATGGATGGTATATTGATAATAATTTTTGTAAGCTTTGTTTTTGTTTAGGCACGGTTAAAATACCGTCCTTAAAAACAATATGACCTAATGTTGCTTCTCCTTTTTGGTCTTCAACAAACACAGACGCTTGATTAGTAGCGTATCTTATTTCTTTTTGATTACCTGACGCTTCGTCAAAGTACAGTAGAGAGTGTTTTAGTGTATGTTTTGAAGGTATTGTCATAGTTAGAGGACTCATTCCTCTAGCTAATATATACGTTCTGTCTTTTATTTCCCACGTTGGTTTTGGTGGCGTAGCAACTTTAATAGGTTCTACGATTGCCTGAGGTGCCACCTCGGTTTTCTTAGCTGTAGCTTGTTTTGCCATAATATGATAAAATTAAATAGTTTGTTAAAGGTAATAGTTACCCCCGTTGATATAACGAGGGTAAAGATTACATAATAATTATACTCCTTGAAATAATACGAAGTTATTAGCTGCTTGTACACATAAACATCTTTCAGATAAGAAGTTTACTTCCATTGCATCTAAGTCAGAAGACATTGCTCCACCAGCAGAACCAGTTAACCAAGTTTTCATTCTTCTGTCATCAGCTTGAGAAGCTCTATATCTAACGTGTAAAAATGGACGTCTGATATTAGTTCCTAAGATTTGATCATAAACAGTAGAAGTTCCAGCAGGAACTAAAACACCTTCAACACTAGCTACAGCTCCTTGGATTGCTCCACGAGTTGATGCATCGTTTAAGTATTTCCAGTCAGTCTTGTAAAAGTCGTAAGATCCACGTCTAAAACCAGAGAAACCTAAGTTCAATGCCATATCTTCGCTGTTTTCAAATACACCGTAAGAACTACCACCTGCGTAATTAGTACCAGATCCAACACCAGCTAACATATCATCAAAGTCTAAAGATGTTTGTCTGTTTAAGAATAACATGTTTTCTTCAATTGCACCCTGTGTATCTAAGTTTTTCAAGATCTCATCAAAAGTAGCTAAACCACCTGCAGCAGTAAATCCTACATTTGTATTACCTCTATCTTTGATAGCAGCAAATAAACCTTGTGTTCCTTTAACACTAGTAGCAGCTGCTCCAGTAGCTAATTCTCCTTCTACTACAGCCATTTCTAAATAGTCTTCGAAACGTAATCTAGTTTCAGATTCAGCTTTCAAATACCATAAGTACCCTCCAGTTCCATCTTCGGTAGCAACTTCAACCCATCCAATCTGCGCCATGTCAGAACCAGATACAACAAACTTGTTTCTAATAATGATAGGTGAGTTAGAGAATTGTGTGAAAGAAGGGTTTACTGTCTTGTAACCTGAAATATCTCCAGCTCCAGTAGAGTTGGTAACAGATACTCCTTTGTCATATTCAGAACCGTATACAAAAATCTTCAATCCAGAAGATGCAAAACCAGTTAAATCAGCAGCTGTGTAAGGAGCTACTAATAAAGTTGCTAAAGACGCAGTTTGAGAAGACTCAATAACTAAAGCTTTGATCTCAACTCCAGCAGGATCTAAGATTACGATGGTTTGGTTTTTAGAAATAACATTTTCTACAAAGTCTTTTCCAGTTCCACCTACAACAAATGTTAATTCATTCGCTGTTGCTGTTGTAGAAACATCATTGTAAGCTACGTGTAATCTATTTTGTTCAGACCAAATTACTTGATCAGAAGACATTGGCATTTCAGCTCCAACCATACGTAAGAATCCAGATAAAGTTCTGTTTCCGTAACGCTCTACTTCTTGTTCGTAGATCTCAGGTAAATACTGTTGTGCAAATGAATTTGAATCTCCATCTCCTGATCCTCCGTTAAAAGAAAGGTAGTTAGATTCTAATAATTGTTGTTTTTGACTCGGTTTAATTGAACCGAATGTTGGTGTTAATGCCATAATTCTTGTTTTTAAATTTTAATTCTTTTTATACTCAACTTTGAAGAATCTCTTCCGTCTTGGCCTAGTACCTTTGCTTTAATACCATTAACAAATCCATTTTTTTGAGCCGGTTGTCTAACATCCAGGCTAGGGTTTTTAGAGCTACTAACTATTTGTTTTGTAGCATCTGATTTCCCTTGTTCGTAGAAATGATTAATGATTGTATCAGCATTGGAAGCCATATATAGCGCTTTGTGATAACCTTTCTCATCTGTTACATTACCTTTTTTGTCTAGGAACTTCCCTACAAAATTGTTAATATTAGATTGGTCTTCTGCTACTTTACCTGGATCTTGTACTCCATACCTAAATTTCTTTCCACTGATATTGAAATCAAAACCTTTGAAATCGTCGGAAAAATATTTATTAGTTTTGGATTTAAAGTCCGAGTGTTGTTGCTCAGCTACTTTCTGGTCCTGATTATATCGATCAAAAAAGTCAGTTGCTTTCTGTTGCTTTTGAGTTACGCCGGGTCTCAACTTGATTTCGTCGTAGTATTTACTCTTTGTTTGCTCTAGAAAGTTTTTGGCTTCTGCGATCTCTTCTTTAATTGCTAGTTTTTTAAATCTAACATCTCTTTCGTCGTCAAGCTCTTCATCGTAGGAGAATTTATCCTCCATCAAAAAAGAAATCTCATCCGCGTCAAGATGTGGTTTAGATTTTTTATAGTATTCCTTTAACAATGTGTTATCATCGACGGAGGAATAGTCCGCGTTTAATCTTACGTAATCTTCAATATTACCACCTGTCTCGTTCATAAAAGAAACTAATTTCTCTATGTTCTCTGGTAACACTGCTGTTTCCGTTGTAATCTCCTCTGGTTCAAATTTAGTGGTCTGAACTTCTCCAACCATTGTAGGTTCTTCTTTAAGCTCTTCTGCTTTTTCTACAACTACTTCTTCTACAATTTCTTCTATAATCGGTTTAACTTCTTCTTCTACTTTTTCTACAACTACTTTAGTTGGTTCATTGCTAGGAATAACAACTTTAGTAGCTTCTTCAACTGGCTTAGATAAATCTACCTTGGTAGGTTCTCCAGCGTTTTTGTTGAATTTTTTCATTTTAGGTTTTGACTTTATTTTAAAGTCTCCTTCCTGCTTTGTTTCTGACATAATATAATATGATTAAATAATTAATAAATACTAGCTAGGTCCAAACTGCTCTAGTCCAAACCCATCTAAATTATCGTTTCCAGCAGACTCAAAGTTTTTTGGCAATAGATCATTCTGTCTTTGATCTATAAGCTCTGATTGCTGGGTTCCTTGTATTTTCACTCTCTTGTCTTTACGGTCTTCTATTTCTTTTTCCTTAGAAGTTTCCGATTGTATTCTAGCTTGAGCCAATTGCATTTGATAACCAAACTCTTCAGCCATTAACTCTCTTTTGATTTGAGCTTCTGTCTGCATTCTTTGTATCTCAAATTGAGATTTAGCTTGCTCTATACTAACTTTTTCTTGAGTTAAAGCTTGTTGCTTTTGCACTTCAAACATAGCTGCTTTCTCTGCAGACCCAGCGTTAGCTTGTGCCTGAGCTTGAATATTTTGCTGTTGAGCCGCTTGCTCTCTTGCTATTTTTTGAGTTTGTCTTAGTTTTAAGAACTGGTTAGCTAGCTTAGTGTTTTTGATTTCTCGTATATCGATAGCGTCTGATAACGCAATAGCGCCAGTTTGTAAAGCCATTTGAACGTTTTGCTCTAATAAAGCTTTGACTTCTTCTTCAGGTTCTAATTCTAAGAATATTCCAAAATCATGTAATTGAAGATTCATTAACTCTTGTAGAGTTTTAGTGTTGAAAGTACTTATAGCTCCACTTAGAGAGTTTTCTGTTAATGGGTTCTGTATTAAATCAGCAGCTTTTAAGCTTATGTTCTCACACATTCTCAATGTAACGTATAATAAAGATTCCATTAAATGCTTAGTGGCTGTGTTAGAAGCGTTTGCTGCTAGCTTTTGTAGACCAACTAAAGCGTCTTTGTCTGGAGCACTTCCATCTCTAGCTTCGTTTAATCCTGTCACATCACGGATCATTTGTAAGTAATATTGGTAAGTACCAATTAAACTTTGTATTTTAGCTTGACCTGATGATGATGATAGTTCCTGTATAGGTACTTTACCGGCATTCATACCACCTTCTTGAGTTAGTGACCTACCAACTACAGAACCAGTCTGAAAATACATATTTAATGCTTCTGCTGGGTTATAATTAGTTCCGTTACCTAAATCAACTTCAGCTAAACCATCCATATCCAAGAATACTCCATCAGGAACTATTCTAGACATAACTTGTTGCAACTTAAGGTGAGTAAGCTGTATCATGTCAGCAAATCCAGTTATTCTACTAACTAAAGACTCTATACGTCCTTTATACATTTTCGGAGCTGTAATACAGTAGTTCATTTCTACCTTTGTAGTATCAGCGGTTGGCCTAGTCATATTCTCGGCCATCTTCCACTCTAGCATAACATTGTTACCTAACACTTTTGCTCCAGTGTATAAAACCTCTATAGTTCTATATACTCTATCAAAATTGTCGTTAGGTGGTGGGTTGAATTCGTCTGTTTTTTCTAATGCTTTTTCTAGACCTTGGTCAGTTTTCTTTATCTTAAAAACCTGGTTCATATAAGTCTTATACTCAAAGTACATAACCTGAACAGTGTTTTCATCGTAATTACCCCAACCAGTTACGAATTGAGAATTACCTGGCATTTTCTGTATCTTCTCTAATTCTTCTTCAGGAAGATCTGGAAACTGCTTCTTAAGCTCTGGTATTGTTATAGCTTTTACTTCTCCAACATAATATATATCTTCAAAGTTAGGATCCTCAGTATACGAATATACCATATAAGCTGGATCAACGTAGTCTATTTTTATACCTTCTGTTCTATCAAACCTTGTTTTACATGCTGCTATTCCTAGTACAGTTAAATCGTTTGATAGTCTTTTTTTAGTTTGATCGTATCTATTCTTCGCTAGGGTAGTGTTAATTACTTCTTCTTCTGCGACCTCAACGTTTTGTTTATAGGTCATTTGCATATGAAGGTCTAGCTCGTCTCTGTTTTCAGGTAAGTTGTTAATGTCATTAGTCATAGATAGATCAGCGCCTAACTTATTCTGTATATCTATCAACAATTCTTTAGTGTTCATATCCCTCTGAATAGCTGCAGCGTAATCTGTTCTACTTTTCACAGAAAATGGATCTTGAGCAACTGCTTTAATGTCATAAGATTTATTACTCATTCCATTTACAACAATGTCTACAAACTTAGAAATAACTGGAACAGGTGTCCAGTCTAAATTAAGGTAAGATAAATCACCGTTAATAGATAATTCATTTTTATATTTTTGAACACTTTGCTCTCCACGAGCGTATAATCTCAATTGATGAAAATTACTATAACTTTGAGCATATCTGTTACCAGACCTGCCTTCTTGGAACCATTCTCCTTCAATCGCTCTAGCGACTTGCTCACCGTACTCTAGGCTAGCTTTTACTTCGTCGCTAACCACTTGGTTAGGAAATGAACTATTAGTGTTAGTCTGTATCTTCATTTATTAAATAATTTTTGATGATGAACCAGTGTTATCATATTTTTTTATACCTAAGTTTATCGCTTTGTATTCTTTTTTAGCCACTGGTATGTACCTGTTTTTGTTACAAGCCATTAAAGCTAATCCAGAACTTATAGACGCATCGTGTTTTGTTCTGTTGTTAATGTTAAACCTAGCCCAATCTTCTAATGTTCTCTGAAAGTACATATTACCAAATCCGTTCTCTGTTGAGCCAACGCTTGTGTTTATGTATGTTTCAATAGCTGAAGCGTGTGCTTGCTTAATGTCTTCACTAGAGTTAGGTATTCCGCCAATGTCTTTTTCTGTAACCGACAATTTGTTCCAAACCTTGTCAGGTCTATTCATTGAGAAACCTCTATAACCTCTTCTTTTAAAATGATATAATAATCTAGGCTTATTGTTTTCACATAATAAAGGCATTCCGTAGAATACGCAAGCCATTAAAACGTCTTCAAAAAATATCTCAGCTGTCTGAGGTCTAGCTATATACTCTAAAAAGAATTGATTAGGTGGCACGTCTTCCATACTGAATTTAGTTAAACCGTGTAAAGATCCATTCGAACCTCTACCATCAACTGTACCTGATATATCGTAGCTATCACACCCAAACGCTCCGCAGTGATCGTTGCCTGGGTATTTAGTCCCATTCTTTACTATCACACGATTTTGAAGATTATAAGGCGGAACCCAAGATATTCTGAAGTTACCGTCTCTATTTGGCATAAATATAACCTTAGAGTCTTTAACTCCATTCTCCCCC